CTTCCTCTGCGCGTGTGCGTGCGCGTTTCGCGCGCGCGCGCGCGTCTCCTCTTGGGTCTCTTGCTTTGCATTCTTTAGTCTGTTTTCTTTGATCTTTGCATGGGATTCTTCATCCCAATGTAAAAGCCAGCGGTCGTAGGCTTTTGGTGGTTTTTGCTCCGTTCCATTGATGACCACGTAATCGTGGTCTGTTGGTTGGTCTCCCCAGGTGAGCCACCATTCGTAGCCGAGGTTCCTGCTCATGAAGGCTCTCGGCTGTTCCAGGGCGATGAGTTCGCCCGTTTCTTCGTCTATGCGCACGTACTTCTGTTTGCTGCGCAACTTCTTGGTGACATAGCTTGCGGTGTATCGCGCTGTCTGAAAGTTCAGCGCTCCTACCTTGACGTCTCCGAGTCCCCAGCACTTGGTTAACTCCAGATTGATCCATAGTCGGTGCGGGTGTTCTTGCGTGATGATGGCCCCCTCCGTGAAGTCGTGCCCGAAGATGCACGCGTGATAGTGGGGCCTAAGGCTTTTATCGCCGTACTCGCCGACTGCGTAGTAACGCAGTTTTCCGGTTTGCTTGCGCAATCTTTTCCAGAATCTCACCAGATCGTTGTATCGCAGACTTCCGTACTTCGGAATGTTCTCGTTGTTGTACGTCAGTGTGACGAAACTGTTTTGTTCGTGACATGTTGCCTCGTGGGTTATTCGCACTGCTTGTTGTCGTGCTTGTTCTTCTCTGCATAGGATGCAGTATCCACACGGGATCTCTAAGCCTGTGTAAGTTTTGGAGTGATACTCCTTGTCTGTTTTTTTGAAAAAAACAAGGCGGCCGTTGGCCGCCTTGAATGCCCGCATGGGTGCGGTGCATGCCATGGCTAGAAGCGAAAGCCGCCCCGTGCGATATGCCCCGGGTTGTTGATGGCTTTCGTCCTTCGCCTCACTTTGTTGAACTTGCGGGCGTGTTTCTTTCCGCTGATGTTTCTTCGCATTTCGCGTTCTCCTTCATAAAGTTGGGGGGGCGTCAAGCCCCCCCAGTATTGCTGACTTTGTCAGCTAGGACCATCTCCCTCTTGATTAAGATGGTCCTGATGACACCACCTGACTTGGTCAGTGGTTGTCTTTGACAGCTTCCATGGCCTCATGAAGCTGTTCTATGTACCGCCGAAGCGTTCCCAGGCGCTGGCGGTGTCTTGCCCTGTACAGGGCTAGGGTTGGCTGCGTTTCCCGCTCCAATGCCCTCAGGCGCTCTGTGGCGGCTGATTTCTGGGTGCTCAGGCGCTGGTATTCCGGATTGTGCGGGGCGCCGAATATCGACTCGAATGAGGCTGGCGCAGTCCCCGAGGTATTGCCTTTCCGGGACGAGGTGTCCGTCTTCCGTGATGTTTCCGAGTTTCCAGATTTCGAACTGGTGCGGCGCTTGGGCGATGTCACTTGTTACCTCTCCGTTGTTGACCAGGCGGGCCACGCTCGCCATGACTTGTTTGTCGTCGGGTCCGACGAACGGCTGCATGAAGTAGTCAATCAGCCGGTCGCGTATTGCGTAGATTTGCATTTACGCTTGCTCCTTTGTTGGTTCGCTTGGCGGCGCGAGTATAGCGTTGATTTCGTCGCGTGTCATGGTCACCAGTCGGTCTACTGGTATGGCTTTGAGTTGTTCGGGCAGTGCTCGCTTGTTTTCTTCGATGCTTCTTCCGAGTTCCAGGAAGCCCCTGAGGTCCCTGGGTAGTTCGCTGAAGTCCCCGTATATGGGTTGGGCCTGGTTGGGCATTTGGCCTGTGCGCAGGAACTGCGTGACGATGATGTTGATATCCGTCCCGCTTGCCTGTGATTGGTCGGTTTTGGTTGGCTCCGTGTTGAAAAACACGGCGTCGCTTTTGTTGGCTTTGTACTTGCTCATCTGACGTTCCTTATGATGGTTACGAGGTCGCGCAGCATGGTTGCGCCCTTAGATGCGGCTCCTGTTGTTTCGTAGAATTTGGCACTGGCCTTTGCCCCTGGTACTTCCAGGCGCTTGAGTTGGTTGGCCAGTTCCTGTGCTTCTACTACCGCATCCTGGAGGCGTTGTTTCAGTTGGAGGTCCTGTTTGTTGTTTTCCCACTGGAGTTTGAGGTTGCGAACCTCTTGCATGGCTTTTTCTGCATCCGCGCTTATCTTGGCGCGTCGGTCTGCGGCGTTGGCGCTGCTGTATGGCACCTCCCAGGCGTTGATGTCGTTTTGTATTTCCTGCCCGGTGGTCTGCGCTCGGATGTTGGCTGTAGCGGCTTCGATCTGTTCTCTTTGCGCCACCATGTTCTTCGCGCTGTTGAGTGCCATGATCTTGTCTAGCGTGTGCGGGTTCTCCGCTTGTACCTGGGCGGCCGAGCTCGAGGGCGTGCTCGCCCCTTCTTGGCTGTATGCCAGCATGGGATTGAGTCCGGCCGCTTTTAGGTCGTTCACGCTTCGTTGGTAGGCCGTGCTGGACATTCGTTCTTCCCAGTCACGGTTCTCCTGTGCCAGTTGGATGTTTGTTTGGTTGGCTTTTTTGGTTGCGCTAGCTCCTGTGATGTCGTCCCACACGTTCCCCACTATGCGAAATGGGTTCGCTTTCTTCAGTACCTTGCCGAACCATCCCATGTGGCCTCCTAGAATTTGTCGAGGCCCGGGACACTGTAGGCCGGCATGAGCCGCGCAACGGTGCTGTCGTGCAGAATGTCCATGATGATCTGCGCGCTCCATTGTTCGCTTGGTGCGGTTGCCAAGCTTCGGCTGAGTGTTTCCTGTGTCTTGTCGGTGATGAATGCCGCGTTGAGTGCCGGTTCGCTGCCGAACTCTTCCGCGTAATGCCACCAGTCCAGCGGCTGGGCCGCGGTGCTGCGTAGTACTCCGGTGATTTCGTTCGGGGTGTAGCGATATTCTGCATTTCGTTCCTGGTATCCCCAGGTTGCGATCGCCGGCGTGTTGTTGCCTGCCTGGTAGATCTCTTGGGTTATTACGGCCTGCTCCCCGAGGTTTGCGAGGGTTGGCCAGGCGAAGTCCTGGCGCGTGTAGCGGTTCCAGTGCCGGCGTGTTCCCTGTTGATAGGTTGGTGTTGCTCGGACTGCGCACAGTCCGATGATGTATCCGTGCTCTGTTGCAGCGTATGTAAACGTTCTTTTATGACCGCTTGCATGCATTTCTGCTCCCAGATTTCCAATTGCAGACGCATCCAATCCGGGCTCTGCGTCGTAAGCTGCCGTTTGAGCAATTGGATTAACGGTAATTGGGATCTTGCTTCCTCCCAGGTATTCGGGCCTCTGTAGTCTGTAGTCGGGTGCTCGGACCCCGAAGTGGACGAGCAATGTTTCAACATACCTGGTTCCCCCTCGTGCGTCTTTTTCCAGCATCTGTTGCGCTGCCATGGCCAGGCGCAGGCTGTTGATTGTTGCTGCCGTTGCGGTGCTCAAGTCCGCAAATAGGCTGTTGGTTGTTCCGGTGAGCGCGGTGAGCACGCCGATTGCGCCGCTTGTGTCGATTTGTCTGCTATCTGTGATCGGTCCTGCGGAGCTTCCAACTTTGAAGCTGTCTCCCGTTGTCCCGGTTGTGAATACGGGCGCGACTGTTCCGAGCGGTATGGTTACTGCCGCTCCTTTCTGTGGCCAGGGTAACGACCTGGTGAAGTAGTCACTGCGCTTGTTGACGCGCAGGCACATTTGGTCCCACACGGCGCCGTTGGTGATTTGCTGTGAGTTGATGACCGCTGCGACGGTCCAGTCCCAGGGCTCTTGTAGGTTCTCGTCTCTGAACCATTCGTTGTAGATCGTGAAGTACGCGAATATGGGTAGCGCGTTGAAGACGAATGCATTCGTCGTGTATGTCTGTGGCAGGAGGCCGAAGTGATCGAGGCATCCATTGGCCACGATTGTGCTTGTGGCTCCTGTGAATGGTTCTATGCGCGGCACGTTGATTGCGGTGTTGTTGCCTGTGATGAAGGCTTCCCACCCGGTGTCCGCGTCCTCTCCCGGCCAGGTGATCCGGTTTGGTACGAAGAAGTACCAGGTCTCCAGGTCGATATCATCGACGGCCGGTGCGATTGGCGTCGCCAGGCGCGCCATGATGCTCTCTGTATGCTGCCAGGTGTCCCCTGGTAACACTTCCTCACACATGACTGGAACGAGTTCTGAGGCATTGAATGCCTGTTTTCGTGTTTGTGTCATCCGGAATCGACTCCGGGGTACGTCGGTCCGTGGGATCACGGCGAAGTCATGTTGTCTTGCGGTTTTGTTTCTCTGCATTTTCCTTACTCCTTTGCTAAAGGTGCTCTTTCTTTCTTCTCTTCTCTTTTCTGGTTATCCACGGGTTGTCCACTTCTAGTGGGCAACCGGTGGGTAACCCCCTCTTTGCATCTAGCGAGCGCCCCTTGGCGCATGTCGCTAGATGCTCTTACTCTTCCTCTGCGCGTGTGCGTGCGCGTTTCGCGCGCGCGCGCGCGTCTCCTCTTGGGTCTCTTGCTTTGCATTCTTTAGTCTGTTTTCTTTGATCTTTGCATGGGATTCTTCATCCCAATGT